GATATTCAATGACCCAAAGCAATAATCGGTAGCGGAAGATTGGGGCTCGCCGCCGACATTACGCCCGAAAAATTAACGGGTCGTCTATCTTTGACGCACCGTGTCTCTGAAGATCTAATAGCTTCCGCTGATGCTTGGACTGATACTCTTGGTGATTTTGGAGCGGGAGTTAAAGTAAAATGGAAGTGGTAATTGAAGCTAAGAATACTAGCAAGAGAGGTTAAGCAGCTGGTGGACCTGTTGGTGAACACCACGGACGAGAACGAGATTGCTACCATTCACGGTGCAATCAGAATTAAGCTCAAAATGATTAGGGAGATTCTAGATGGGCAACGTATCTGAACACTTCTCAGGAAGAGAATTTGCATGTAAATGCGGCTGCAAGTCTGAACTTAAGCTGGCTCGCTCCTTGGTTGATTTGCTAGAGGGAATACGCAAAGCTGCTGACGGTGATGCGATTAGAATTACATCTGGAGCTAGATGTAAAAAGCATAATCTTGAAACACCCGGGGCCGCAGGTAATTCATGGCACATTCCTAGAGATGGTGTTCTTTATGCGTCTGACATTACCTATGCCAATAGAGCCAAGATAAATAAGATAAGCATATTAAGACTTTACGTCTTGGCGGATAAGCTAGGCGCTAATGGTCTTGGTCTTTATAACGGAAGAATTCATGTAGACCAAAGGCCTGACGGTAGGGCAAGATGGATTCATAATGGAGTCACTTGGGAGTCAGAGTGATTTCCAAAGCCAGAAAACAATAACTCCTACTGTTGCTCCGATTCCAATTGCAAAAAGACGATCCATTAGTTTCTTCTTTCTATATTGTCGATAAATTAGCTTCCTGCTGTCTTCGTCAAATAGTACCATTTTAATCCCCGTTAACATCACATTTACGAATTTCTATTGCTACTCTAGGGTTTTCCCAATCACGCTTCCTAGAGCTTATGAGGCATCTTACCCAATAATCATTCTGATAGATACCTGCCTTCTGAAGGGCATCCATAGGGGCTGAGGCCAGGTTATCAACGTCTATAGACTGTCCTTTGGCAAGGTAGGAGATAACTCTGACTTCCATGGGTGTTTTTGGTGGAATTTCTGGATAATCCCCGGACTCCAACTGGTCTGCCAATTGGGACGCTGCATCCTTGTGCCACTTCTTAACGTCTGCCGGGGTGTATATATAGGCCCTGCCCTTTGCTATGCCTACTCGCTTAGAGTTCTTTTGGCTGACAGGTTTACCAAGGATGGTAAATTTCCAGATGAAGTCATCGTCCATCTTCATTATTGTCCTCCCTTATGTATGGATCGTAGTCACCAGGGCATGAACAAAAAAAGCAGCCTTTGTCGTTGCACTCATCGCACTCAGGCTCATCCTTCATGTGGTCTTCAATTTCCACTATTGCTCCCCCTCCTCTTCCTCTTCCTCTTCTTCCTCTTCTTTATTCTCACCAAATAAATCAGCGAGGTTCTCTTTCCAGGTGCCAGGATAGCAGTAACGACAATCCAAAGCTCCGCACAAACAAGGCTCTCGGTATCTCCCCGCCATTCTAGTGCTCCTTATTGGCTTCTTCTATTTCGTGCTCTTTGTGCATTTCGGCAGCTAGGTTCCAAGTCATTGCCATCATCATATGGGCAACCGCCTTTTCGCTTCCTTGGAATCTGTCTGCAATCTCCTGCAACTCTTTTATTGATCCTGGCGTTGCGAATAGATTGCTCTTTGTAAATAATTTGCTCATCTTTGTGTTCTCATAGATGCGTCCGATAGCTCCATGAAGGCTCCTCCTGAATGAAAACCTTCTCTGATTCTATCTGCAACTCTTTCTCCATAACGCTCTTTGAACGCTTGGGTGTTTAGGTTTGTTGTTATTATTGTTTTTCTAAAGTTAGAGTATCGTTCATCAATTAATTCGTCTAACCTCTGCAAGAAGTTTCCGTTCTTATCCAGGTATTCAACCCCAAGATCATCAATCACCATATAGCGAGATTCCATCATCTTCTCGAATTCCTTAGCGTAACCATTAGTTCTGGCTATCCTAGTCCCACTCCACCAGTATCGCTTAAGATATGTTGGGGCTTCTAGGGCCATATCATAAAGCCATGTTGCAGCTGCGGTAGACTTACCAGTTCCCTTGTCTGCTGAGAGTATTAAGCACCAGGCCTCTCTCGGAGTATCACTCCAATTTTTAACAATGTTAACTGCCTTGGTAGTTTTTAGATTTTCGAGATTCTTTATTATTCTCTCAGGGACACCCCAAGCACGTAGGCAGTTAAGCTTAGCGGTTGGTGTGGTTTCCTCTGATGGAAGTATAAAGTCTTCAGACTGGCTAGCTGCCTCTGACTTCTCCATCATTCTTTTGGCAATTTGCATGTAAGGGTCGCTTTCAAAATTCGGATGACTGGTCCCCATCTTTAAACTCCTCGCTTCCTTTATGGTGGCCTATTTGCTCTTGCTGAACTCCATTGTTAGCAAGCTCGATAAAGCCTTCTACCTTCGTTCCGTTTCTGAAGATGTATTCTGCTGAATGTCCTGCCGGATGCTTTGAATGCCAAGGGCAAATCCTGTTCCCATCAATAGCCTTCAATAAGTCACCCTTCGTGAATCCATCTTCCTTTATTCTTGCTCTGATTCTTTTCCAATCCCTAGAGCCGGGGCGTAGCATTTTTCCGCGAGTAGGATGCACTGTCCTATAATAGTTAACGATTTCAAGAATTGATTCAGAGATAGGAGCGCTAAGGGGGATATCAGCACTCTTAGCTCCTTTTCGTTTTCCATTATATCGCGTCCAATTATGGACAGTAAGCATCCCCTCGGTAGCATCAAGCAGTCGAAGCTCCACAAGGGTGTGAACGAAACCCTCATAACAGCCATCGTAATCTGCCGCTTCTGCTACATCAACATCCTCCATGCCTACCAGTCTGCCATCCTGCTTGTATTCAATACAGAAGCACCAAAGATTGTAGAGCGCTAACACTCCTTCAGGTCCAAGCTTGTTACGTAACCTTCTAATCTTTGGGTGAATACGCGTAGAAGTGCATAACCTTAACTCTTTAGGCATGAAGACTCCTTGATCGGTGTTATTGGCTAGTGAGGCGTTGGGACCAGGAGATAAGCATGGCACCAAATACCCTTGGGGAGAAATATATTCACCTCACTAGCACTGCTAGAATCGCAGATCATTACCCTCGTCGTCAACCTGATGTGCAGCTGCATCTACAGATAAATAATTATCTGCCTGAAGGTATTTCTCTCCTGGCTTGCGCGTCATTTCGAGCTTGCCCTTTTTGTCCTTAAAGTCATCGGTGTCTAGGCTTTCGTTATCGAAATCAACACCAACACTTGCACAAAATTCCTTAAGCTTCCATTTCGCTTTCGGTGCAGTGGTGACAATATTCTCTCGAGTTGTGAACCCAACCCCATCGTCATTCCAGATATCAAGCTCTAGAGCCATCCCCTGGTTGCCCGTACTAAAAGTTACAAGCTCGCACGAGGCGATTTTAAAGTTATAGACACCTTCTGGATATCCTTCATCAATCTCAGTTGGGTTATGATTTAATGCTACCATTGTTCTCTCCTTTAAGTTGGTAGGCCTGATAGACCTCCATGTAATTTCCATATGTAAAATCAATTTTTTCTGGCATTTCGTAACCCGCTCGGCTTTTTGCATCTCGACCAGGGCCACCTTCAAAATAACAAACTCTTTTATTGTCTCCTTTTTGCTTGGCGATTCTGTCGCCTTGCTTTAATACGGAAACAAAATCTTTGGTGATGTGACCTACTTGGTCTGACCATTCCAGGGTTGATTGCCATATGAACTTATGCATGGCTGCACCAATCTTCTGAAAGTCATCCCCAAGAGCATTCCCGTGTCTATGTAAACCTTCGTGAGCTAAGAGAACAATCCACATTCCTTTCTCTCTCCGAAGAATATCAAGACCCTTTAAAAGCCTCATGAACTCTATCGAAGCAAGCTTGTCTCCTTCAGCCCACTGGTTGAATCCGGGCTTACCTCTCTCTGAGGTCCAGCGACCACCGAAATGTTCTTTGCAGACATATTCCCGACAAAGCTTCTCGGCCTGATTTACAACATCAAGGATTAATGTTTCTCGATCATGATTAGTTTCGATTAAGAATTCAACAGCACCAAGGATATCCTGCCATTGCTCAATCTTTCCTACTTTGGGAATCTTGGGAACCTTTGCTGTGCATCCTTCCTCAGTCATAATGAAGACCGGTAAAGGTGTTTTAACTCCAAAGGTTGTCTTTCCTAATCCAGGGCCACTAACTAAAGTCAGTCTTGGCATTGGCTTAGGATCTTCAGACACCGTTAAGTCATACTCCATAGTTACTTTCTCTTTTCTAGTTGAAGTGTTGTTTCCTGATTGCTTGACAGTTCAGGATGTGAATTTTCAATTTGAATTAATTTCTCAGAACTCTCCAGGCTCTCTCTTCCTATGCAAACATTTAAGTAGTCGCATCCTCCGAAATTAAAACAAGCAGAGCTATTTCTAATATTGAGCAAAGAACTTGAATCTGGGCTGTGTTTCTTTTTGCCCTCCTCAAGAAGCTCGACAAAGGATGTAAGCTCATTGAACCTTTGATTGTGCTGATCTTCAGTACACATGACTTCATAACGAACATACTTCTCAGGGTGCTCCAGATAGTATTCCATTATTCGTTTATCAAATTCCTCGAGAGATTCCTGATTCTCAGCTTTTCTCTCTGCATACTCCTCATCAGTCTCAGATTTTCGTTTAGCAATCTTCTTCTTCTGTTTTGGCGAAGCCTTAGAAGTACCAACAACATCATAAACCAAGTTAGGGAACCCACTTCCTAGCCTCCATCCTGCTTCTCTATAGATAGTGCATTGAATATCCATTGGTAGTCTTGCGAAGTAAGTGCCAGTCACAGACTCTAAAGATACTGAGGTTGTCTTGTGCTCTAAGATTACAGGTAGTTCTGAGCCAAGTGTAATTGCATCAAGCTTTCCTCTGATGGTTATTTCCCCGTGTGCTGTATCGAGCTTAAAGCTGAACTCTTGCTCTACTAGCCATTGGGTCTTAGCATCTTGAATATCCTTTAGTTCTGACTGGTATCTCTTGTAGTACCCTGCGACATACGCCTTGCACCTGGAGAAGTTTATTCTCCCTTCTTCCGATTCCCAGTACGAGACATCACCAATGTAATCAAAGACATCTCCAGGAATTATGGTCCCATGCTTCTGCACGTCGAACTCATGCCATCCGACTGTGCTTTCATACATCATGATGAGGGCGTTTTTGTAGCTTAATCCCTGATGGAACGCCTCAAGGCCTCGATGAACTAAGGAGCCCGCCATCATTGCTGGTGATCCTCCTGCTGGCCTGTACATATCCATGTAGCGGTATCGGTATTTCCTTAGGCATCCTTGTGCTGTACTTAGACTGCTTGACGTATAAGCCATTTATTAATTCTCCTTTTTTTCTCCTAGTTTAAGGTTCTGTTTTTTTCTGAATTTATTTCTTGAATTATTTTTTCAATATTTCCAATCAGCTCTCCTTTCATGAAAAGCTGTCGCTGCCTTGTTTCATTTGGATGTTCTTTCTTCACAACCTTATCCACCTCGCTGTATATAAGTGCGCGAGCTATTGGCTTATCACTCGTCAATAGTGGATTAGATTGGAGAAATTGTTTTAACTTCTTCCGCTCATAGGTATTCATTGTATATTCGGCCCCTCTAACCTTTAGTTAAATTTGAATCTTCCTTCGCTGCCGTGATGCTACGCTCTGTCTCTTCCAGTAGTTTCTCAAATCTATCCAGACTCTCCCTAAACGATATCAGCAACGACCCAACCTCTTCACTTACCTCTGCTGCATCGACCCACTCTTTGGTCCCGATTAAGCTTCTTTCAAATTCCTCTGCCTCTTCAAGCTCCTCAGTTTCTTGAGCAGTGAAGATATATTCCATTCTTCTTTTTTCTCTTGGGGTAGGTTCTAATTCCTTTAACCCGTCGAATCCATCATGCTTGTTTTTCATAGGTTGTCCCTCTTATGCAGTCACAGGCTTTCTCTGCGCGTTGTGCTGCTTGCATTAAAAACTTTCTGTCGCTCTTTAGCTTTCCTAACCAATGCTCAATATATCCTGCTGAATTATTAAAACATTTATCTAAAGTTTCTTCAGGCACCCCTATGTCTGCAAGAAGGAAGCAATTTCCCATTTCAGCAACCAGCTCCTCTTCCGAGTAAGCATGATCACCGAAGAGACTTTTCATCCCTTCTTTTCTATTTAGTCTTGTCGTGTGTCCTGTGCTGTGAACAGCTTCGTGAAATCTTGTTGACCAATATTCTCCCCGTAAGGAAAACCTTTCAGGTGATGGCATCTTGATAATGTCTAGGGTTGGAGAGTAGGATGCGCCGTTGTAGCCGTGCTTGGTTACAGGCCCTCCGTCCTCTTCATATCTTGCAACGATGTCCATTGCATTTTTATCCCAATCTTCAGGAGGGACTGACTCTTCTTTTTCTTTTGGCCAGATGGTTTCATGATTCTCAATTTGGTTTCGATTAAAGATTTTATAGAATCGAGTAAATCCAAACCTTTTCTTTTCTCCGCCCTCAACCTTTTCGCCATGACCCCAGAAGACAATAGGGGTATATCTCTCACCCTCGCTGAGCTTAAAGCCCATCTTGTTAAGCTGCTTGGCTGTTAGCCAGTAGGAACAGTCAAAGCCGGAAACTAAGGGGCTTGTTATGAGTGCGTTGATTCCTCTGTAAGGACGCTTGGTTATAAAGTTCTGAGGTCTTCCTCCCCTCGAGGTGGACCAAGGCTTTTGCCAAGGCACCGTTCCGCTCTCAAGTAGTTCTACTATTTTCTCTGTAACAATCTTATTGACCTTCTCGCTCATTGTCTGCCTCCTTCCTTAGCTCCTGAATACGGTCCCAAGAGCAATGCCAAGCATACTTAACGACAGACTCGAACGCATTTATCCATTCGTGATAGTCTTTATCACCAGGATACTTTCCTTCCTTGGTCCGAATGTTTTCGAGTAAATCAAAGAGATGTCTGCCAACAAAAAAGTCTAGCTCTATTGTTCTTGCAGATTCGTTAACGTATTTAATGTGGTCTTCTGAGTTATACCTCAAGGTCTTATCTCCTTTTGCTGCGGCTCTCCCAAGCCGATTCTAATGGCAGACTATTGAACGGCGGTCTGCCAGCGCCAGGTGAGCCTTAAACTCCACCATCAGTGATGGCTATCCAGAGAAGGATTAGCCAATTCTGTTTATAATTTTTTCTTTTATTTCTTAGACGAGGCTTTTTTAGCTTCATCACTTTGCTCCCATACAGTTACGCGTTGAATGTATTTCCCAGAACAGAAGGAAGAACAGAAAGGATGGTCGTCAACGGTTTCGCCCTGGTGGGTGAAGGACGTCCCGCAATCGTAACACTGTTTCATTTTTTATCTCCTGGTCACTAGTATTACTAGTGCTACTGAGTGAGTTAACTAATAGTTTCTCCCTGGCTGACTCACTAGTTAATATGTCTGCTAATTGAACGATGATGTCAATAAGCAAACGGTCATTTTTTGCGAGTTTGTGCCCACTTAATGATCTTTTAAGTTCACTTATCTTCCGTTTAAGTACATTTATATTATTTATTGGCATCACTAAACCGCACGACGGTACGATCTTAGGTGATTCTTAGCTATATTGGCTGCTTCTTCTTTGATAGCTTTGACGGCGATAGTGCCTAGTTCGTTTGCCAGGAATTGGCTTAGCGTAAACAACTCATCTCTCGCCTCATTGGATAGGGCATTATCGTCTAACGTTACCTCATAGACGATGGCCTGATATTGCTGAATAGCATCGACCAATCTCATAGGTTCCTCCCCCGAGGAATATGGTTTATGCTAAATGCAATATAATATTATTTCGCAAGTAATTATGTGTATGCGTCTACACACATCCTTGCAGGTTATCCTACTTGTAGCTACCCTAATTCCTCTTCCTCCTCTTCAGGCTCACGGATGTATGTATCCCATTCATCCCCCCAAGCTCCCGTCAAAAGATACTCTCGTTGAGCAGCGGTCAGGGTTGGGAAAGCATCTTGAATAAGGGTTCCGTTGTTCCAGTCCGCAAACTGCTCCGGTGTGCAAGGCAGCTCAAGCTCCCTTATCTCCCCGGTGAACATGCTTCTTTTTGTTACTTTCATTTTCAGTCCCTTCTGGCCCACATTTTTCTGTAGGTCTTATGGTTGTCCATGAAGTCTTTCCATATTTCGCGCGGGACGAGAGGGGTTATCTCCATGACATTCTCGAATTTCTTAATATTAATTCCCGAGTTTTCTATCGAGAGGAGGATTCTTACGTGCCTCTTCTCCGCATACTTCTGATTCAAGGGTCCGATTAGTGGGCTGAATAGTCCCATTTAGCTCTTCTTTCTTTTCGATGTTTGAATTTCTGAGTTCTTGCTCGAACTGGCGAGTGAAGTATTCTTCTCTCTCCCATGACCTGTTGCTGAATGGAGAATACATTTTGTCCTTCCTAGTTAGTTTTATCCAATTTGAGCTTTATTCTAGATCTTAGCTTCTTTATTTCCTCTTGAGACATCTTTACTGCTTGTTTCGCTTCGCTTCCTTCTAGTTTGTGGGCCATGCTGTGGAATCCTTCTCCTCTTTTCATTGTATTATCAATGATTCTTTTCATTTCTGGGCTTAGTTGGTTGTGGTTTCGGAGTCTTTTACGCATCTCTTTTCTCCTCCACGCCTTATATCCTTGAAGACTTTTTATAGAAGTTTGCCATATTGGTTAGTTGTTCTTCCTCTTCTTTCTCCCTCGCGGCTATTTCTGTGAGGCAGGATTGAAGATCTTGTTCGAGCAGCGCCAAGTTCTGGGTTAGCTCGTCGCATTTTGCTTTGTAGTAATGGGACTTTGCCTGTTCCAGCTTTAGAAGTTTGAAGAATTTTTCAGCGTTGTCCCATTCTAGCTTGGCCATCTCGACGAGCCTCTCCTTTGAGGTGTTCTTAAACTCCTCGCTGCTTGGCTCACCGACGACTCTGGTTAATGGAATTCGTAAATGCATGTGACCTCCGTGTTTTATTCAATTAATAGAATTTCGCTAGAGTGCGGTTAGAAAAGATGCGATGCCGCGGTGGGCTGAGACAAAGAGTTCCCATTGAAGCCAAGCAGAGTGTTCTTTGGCCGGTGATAGCTTCCAGGCTCCCCACGGCCAAGCCTGGCAACATTCCCATGGCATTCCTTCCCAAGCTTGATCAATTTCCCACGGTTTGCGCTGTTCAATGTATGTTGAAATCATGTATTCTTCGTAGCTCATGCCTTATCTCCTTTAATAGAATTTCGATAGAAAGAAGAAAGGGGGCTTTCGCCCCCCTTGGGTTATTCACCCAGAGTCAGGTTCCGGATGCTCCGGGCTATTTGACCGAATGTCATGTATTCCGTGTTGCCTCCGTGTTGGTCTAACTCGCGTTGTCCGTAGAGTGCGGCCCACACGAACTTGACTTGCTTATTCTCAAAGCAACCTAGCTGCTCCTTCTGGTCCATCTTGACTTGATCAAGCTGCTCTCTCAGAGGACAGTAGAGGTCGTTATCGGTATCCTGGTTGGTTCGCCAGGCTGTCATGACCATCTTAAGGGTTTGACCGTCAAGCGGTCCCCCGTTGAGGGTGATGAACTCGGCTACCTTCTCGTTCCCGATAATCTCCATCGCGTCGTCGCTCTGGATGATGATATCGAGGATTTCTTGAAGGTCCTCGCTGGCGACGAACTCTTTGTAGAATCTCGTCACAGTCTGTGCTCGTCCTACTAACTTCTTGGCTTGAAGCCAGTCTCTTGTTCCCACTTGGTGGTCGTCTACTTCACGTTCTAGACTTTGGATTAGTTGGTTGTACATGTTTGCTTATCTCCTGTTAAAGCCGAAGCTTTTAAGTTTAGATTGTCTCCCTCAAGGAAGAAATCTTTTTGGTTGCACAAGCAAAACCAAAAAATTTCAATGCAGAGGGAGCAGATGACGAATCGCTAGGCTTGACTGGGGATAAGATGGACGGCCAGCGAAGCCGGAGTAGTGAAGGAGGCCAACGAGGAGGGAGCAAGAGAGGATGAATCTTGCCCCTCATCGAAGGCGAAAGGGCCGAAGCCCGAAGGCTTCATGAGCCT